AGAAACAAGAAGAACTTTTAGAGTTTTTGAATAACTTAACTTCTGAGCAGTTTGCTAAAGTTCAAAAATTCTTTGAGACTATGCCAAGATTGAAACAGGAAGTTGACTATAAGTGTCCTGTTTGTGGAAAAGAGCACCATAAGGTGCTGGAGGGTCTCCAAAGTTTTTTTTGATGAATCTTTGTCATGATAGTTTGTATAACTACTATAAAATGAATTTTGCTTTGATGCAGTACCACAAATACTCGTTAACGGAACTTGAGGATATGATTCCGTTTGAAAGAGAAGTGTATGTTGCTATGCTAATTAAGTACTTAGAAGAAGAAAAACAAAGATTAGAATCACAAAAGAGAAGGTAAAGTATGGCTAAACCACCAATGATGGTCCATGTTCAATCTAGTGAATTTAGAAAACTGTTGGAAGTTCAACAGTTATCGCTAGAACACGTTCAATCAATTAAGACTCTAATCGAATCTGGTGCGCCAGCAAAGCAAACAGAAGAATTACTTAAAGTTCAAAAAGAACAATTAGAAGAACAAGAAAAACTTGTCAAAATTAGCAAAGTCTCAGCTGAAGAATTAAAACGTATCAAAGCTGAAGAAACAGAAGCATTAACCAACCTCGCACAAACTGTAAAAACCTTTGACTCTATCAAAGATAGATTTGCAAATGCAATGAAAGGTATAACTACCAAATTTGGTTCAATGCGTGCAGCAGCGACCACTACACTAAAAGCAATTAATGTGGGTGGTTTCTTTGATAAGAAAATCGCTGAAAGAGAATTCGTTGACCAGCAAAGAAAACTTGGTAGCGATAAATCAGACAAAGAATTGCGTCAAGACTTTGCTCAAAGAAATAAAGTATCAAAAGATATTAAGGCTAATGAAGCTGAGATCGAAAAATTTAGAAAAGATACAGGTTTAAGCGAGAAACAATTATCAGGAACCAAAGAAGGACAGCGTCTATTATCTAAACGTGAGTCGCTTTCTGATGCATTCGCTAAAACTGATTTACGTGCAACATTAGTTGCTAGACCAGAAGCAGCTGGAACTACATTAACTAACAAAGAACAAAATGACAGTGTAAATGTTTCTGAAGAAGAACAAGAATCTATTCGTCGTGAAGAAGAACAGAATGCATTACTTGTAAAAATTGAAAAGAATACATCTTCATTAGGTGGTGACAAAACAAGAGCAGCTGCACCATCGAGTCCAGCAGGTGGTGGTTTATTGGGTGGAATCGGTGCTGGGCTGACAGCACTGGGTACTGGATTAAATGCAATCGGTAAGGGTGCTGGTGGTGCGGTAGCAGGTATTTTAACTGGTATTGCTAATGGTGTTATCGCTCTTTCCAAAGCACTTGGTGCACTGGGTAAAGGTATAGGACAAGGTATTGCTGGAATAATTCAAGGTATTGCTATGGGAGTTAGTGCATTTGCTAATCCAAAAGTAGCTATTGGTTTGGGCGTAGCAGTTCTAGCACTAATGGGTCTTGGTAAAGCATTACAATTTGCAGCACCATTTATGGAAGCATTCGCTCCAGTTTTGATTAAAGTAGCAGACGTTGTTCAAAACGTATTCGTGTCTGCGATAGAACAAATACCAAATGTTATAACAGCTGTTGGTGATGTAGTGATGGGTGTTATTAAAACAATAGCAGATTCTATCATTGGAACTATCGATGCTATAACAAATTCTATTGAACGTCTATCGAAACTAGATGGTGCCAATATGATTCAGGTTGGATTAGGATTGGCTGCTATATCTGGTGGTATGCTTACCTTCGCTGCTGCCAACGTGGCTCAGGGATTAAGTAATTTGGTAAGTGGGTTCTTATCATTCATGGGTGGACAGAAAAATCCTGTCGATCAAATTTTAGCATTAGGAAACGCTGGACCAAATATTGAAAAAGCAGGTGTTGGAGTTGAGAAACTTGGTACTGGCTTAAAATTATTCTCTGATATTAAACCAGAAAATATTAAAGCCATTGCTGCATTACCAGTTGAAAAAATTGCTGCTATGGGTGCAGCTATGGGACAAGCAAACTTCGTTTCTAATCAATCTGCTGCAAATGATGGAGCAAGAACTTCTATCATGGGAACAGCTGGTGGAGGAGGAAGTACTGTAGTTGCTCCAGTAACAAATAACAAAACTACAAACAATCAAGTTGTTCAATTACCTGTTCGTAATCAAGAACAAACAATGAATCGTTATATCAAAACACGATTCGCAACATAAAAAAGGGGAGCCGAAGCTCCCCTCACGCACTTGCATGGGATTAGTTTAATCTTCCTTAGCAATCTTAGCAAAATAAGACATTACATCCTCATCATCGTCTGCTGATGCCATAGCTGGCGCAGGTTTACTTGCGATCTTTGGTGCTTCAGCAACTGGACGATCTTCCTCAGCAATTTCTGCTGCAGACTTACTCGCAAAAGAATCACCAGAAAGAACTTCCTCGAGCTTTCGTTTCAATTCATCATAAGACTTGAAGTTTTTACGATCTAGGAACTCAGAAAGTTTGTGTTGAGAGTTAGCGATCTTTAGAATTGCTTCGTCGTCAGTGGAGATTGTAGATGGTTCAGCGAAAGCAGATTCATCATAGTTAGTAAAACCATCTTTCTTGCGCATACGCAGTTTGAAGTTCGCTCCTTCCCAGAAGTCAAACACATTAACTGGTTGTTCATCTTCAAAAGTAGGACGTGCTTTGTCCATAATCTTATCAAAGATTTTCTTACCGAACTTAAATAGGAATACCTTTCCTTCATTCTCAGGATGCTTAGGATCAGAAACAACAAGAATGTTAGCGATAAAACTTAGTTTACGCTTTTGTGCTTGAGCAATTTTCTTGTTTGCATCAGAACCACTGTTCCAAAGTTTGGTGTTCAATTCACCAACAGGGTCATTCTCACCAAGAGTAGTGAGAGAATTTTCAATATACCATTTCCCAGTTGGACCTTGGAACCCATGAGAAAAGATACGAACCCATGGCAACTCGTCACCCTCTACACGTGGCAGAAAGCGAATGGTAGCTGTACCATTACCTGCTTTATCACCTTCTAGTTTCCAGAAGCGATCGTCAGCATATGATTTAGTTTGGGTTTGGGGATTTGCGATTTTCTCGAACTCTCCAGCGATTTTGCCGAAGTCAGAATTGCGCATTTTGCGAAGTGTTTGAATATCCATGTTTATTACCTTTCGTATTTACGGAGTATTGTTAGTATTATCAGTATTATGTTGTATGAAAATCTCATCATCTAATTCAATGTCATCCTCGAAAGGATCATCATAATCTTCTTCAACATAACTATTTAGCGTTTTCATACCTCCACTCTTTTTATTATTAGAGTGTTTAGCATGTTTCCCAGATCGCTTACTGGGTTGTTCATCATCGAATTTCTTCGAATGATTAGTCCAAGTTTTACCCATTTTACAACTCGTTTACTTCTTCCAAAAATGTATTAAAGACAGTTTCCACTTTACGTTTATCGTATTTCACAAAACCTTTAGATTTTTCTATCCTACGTATTTCATTTTCCCAAAGTAAGAGCATTGATGAGTTATTTTTCCAAGCATCAATCATAGGATGAAAGTCATCGATAATTCTGACAGTTTCAAGTGATATCTGATTTCCTAGGAATAATTTAAGTATACTACAATATCCTTTATTTGTCAAATTAAATATATCTTTGTATTTAAGTTTATTCTTGCAAGCATCCAATAATATTTTGTTGCAATCGTCAGAGAAAATCTTGGTAATACTTTGCTTTCTGCGATTCCACTCAACCAAATTACTATCTGCTTCTTCCATAGAATAAACTGCAGTATCATTTCCATAAGCAAAGTTTGCCACATAATATTGTATCAAATCCTTATCAACTGGAAATTTTCTTGCAAGTTTCTCGAACATTAAACGATCGTTCCTTGCATTAAATGCATCTCGTGTTCCCTTTAGGTTACCACGATTTTTAAATACATCGAAATTATCTTTGGTGAAATGGAGTTTGACCGCTATGTAATACTTATACGCTTTAAATCCGTCCACTTCTTGCTTTCCTACATGCTTCTCTCATCGCAGGTGTAAAATCTGGAGATATTTCAGAGATAGAACAATTAATAACTTGAACACCTTGTTTGGGCTGAATCATAATTAAAAATATAATAAATGATGCCCAAAGAATAGTGAACACACCAATAAAAAAATATGATTTAAACATCCAACTGTGCTTTTTTTGGTAGATAATTTAGCTCTTGCATATTAAGAGCTACCTTTTCCTTCAAAGATTTATTGACTAATTTAGCAATATCTTCTGGCTCAAGATAATTTTCTTTACAATATTCTAGGATAGCGTCCATATGCGTGATGCGTTTCTGGTTCACTACCTGTTCAATGTAGAGAGAAAATTCGTTTGATGTTTTAAACATTCTTAGCGTGTTTATTGATGTAGTAATTGGCTGAGTTGATAGCATGATTTAGTTCAGAGTATTCATTAGATTTTTCACGATATAATTTCCAGATATTAGTATCCGTCTTTTCGGGATCCATTTTATTCCCGACTTTGTCAAGATACATGCTGAAAAATTTATCAAGTTTCATTTTGTCGTTCAACAAACTGATGTAAATTTCCTGCATAAGTTTCACATCACCAGCAGCACTTGCTGCAACAAGTTTATTATACTTGGGGTTCATTATTTATCTTTCCTTTAATATAAGCGATAACATCGTTTGCTTCTTTGAGATCAGATTTCTCAAGTGCTTCATCAATATAATCTAACTGAGTAGAATGTAATTGATTTAGAAATTGAGTTAGATCAACAGTACCACTTCCATCATTCACAGTATATGTTATACTTTTATATGACGGATGCACATAGCGATAGCGTTTATCCATTATCCTCTCCTCATCTTAGCGATGTCAACAGCCTGTTCGTCACTGAAGATCGGAACAGCGTTTGACTTGTGCATGGTACCAATACCTTTGATAGCAGTTCCAGTATACACCTTGTCAGGTGCTTTAGTGCATGGACCAGCAGTAAAGGGAAGACTTGGAATCTTAGGCGTCTCCCGACGAGCAGGCACTCCAAGTGAGTATACGTCACTGAGTTGTTGCTTTTTAGGAGCAACAGTCTTCGTGGCATACTTCTTTAGCATGGCATCCCATGATGCTTGCAACTCTCGCTGCTTGGCATTTGGCTTACGTTTCTTGGATCGACCAAGACCAGTGTGAATAAGAATCATAATATAATTATACTCGATTATTGAATTAAAGTAAAGTTATACTTTAGATATTTGGACGTCATACTTCACTCGGTCCATTTTATGGTCATATACTGTCATGGTAGAAGCAATGCCAATTGCGTTGAACATATTTTCAAACAATTGTCTTACAACAGTATTTACTGACACGTTATCACCAACACCACGTTTAATTGCAGCACCAGTAGTGTAGAACGAGACGCCATTTACAATAACACGATATTTCATAACAGTTCCTTTTCAATCGTCATAGTATTATTATACCCTAGAACTGATTTATTGTAAACCCCCTAAAAAACTCGTATAAAATCAACGAGTTAGATAACCCCTTAGAATGTAGGGTTATTTTTTAGGAGTATTTCCTTGTCCATGAGCCACTGCATAGGCTACACACATAACATCGCCACTGGAATATGCGCATTTTACTGCTACTGGGTCAATTCCTTTAACGATAGCCGATTCGATATTTGACTTAATTGCCAATGTTTGATAATAATTATAAAATGTCAAACAAATAATTCCTGTTATTACAATTAGCGTTGCGCCAATAATAAACCCAAGTTTGTCTTTGTTGTTAGTTAATTCTGGCATATTTTCTCCTTTTACCAACTTCCATCATCAATAATAATCCTGACAGAAATAAATCCAATAACTAGGTATATACCTCGCATTTTTGGATTTAAATCATCAGGATGCATAAACTCTGATCTAAATGACCAATGAAATGGATTTAGAGCAAAGTTAACCCATACTCCTGAATATTTTACATATTTAAGTAATGTCTTTAACTGCATCGCATATTCCCAATTCTTTTGCTTCGTTTGCGGATAACCACATATCTTGTGGTGGCAAGAGAACCTCACGAATCTTTTTCTCAGACAACCCTGTGCACTTTCTGTAATGACTTATCATGCGCTTAGTAGTTAAATCAAATTCTTTAACTGTTGCAAATAATTCATGTTCTTTACCAAACGCACCCCATGAATACTGATGTGATAAAATGGAAGTGTTTGGTGTAAGAATCCTGCTACCTTTCTCACCAGCAATAAAAATCATAAGACCTGCTGATGCAATTTGACCAAGACCAATAGTTCTAATAGGAATAGCAGACCCACGCATTGTGTCAACTAAAGCAAATGCTGCATTTAAATCTCCACCTGGAGAACAAATAATTAAGTTTAGCATATCTGGTCGTTCTTCTTGAAAATTACATTCGAAGACCCATTCAACTGCTTGCTTAGTTGTAGCAAGAGATACCTCTTCCATTAAAAGAAAAAACGAATGACGTGTCTGTTCTTCTTTAACCTGTAAATTCAATTTTTGCATCATACTTGCCACCATCAATCCTTATAAAAAATGTGCCTACCAATAACTACTGTTTTTTCTAGTTTCCATCTAGGATTTACATAATCTGCATGGTAGAATTTTGCGCCATATGTATTATCCGTTAGATTTTCATAATTTGCATAAACGTGTAATGCAACCTCTAAATTTTTTCTATAAATTTCAGAGTTAATAGATTTTCTTTGTTCACAAAACCATGTAAATTGACAAGTACCTTGCGTTTTTTGTTTAACGACGCTGCAAATGTCTTTGGGGAATCTCGGATCATTCACTCGATTCATAGTGACCATCGCTACAGCGATTTGTCCATCTCTTGATTCGTGTCCAGCTTCATAATAAATGTTTTCTGCTAGACAATCTACTTGTTTTTTAGCATCGCTAGTCAATTGACCATATTTAATATCAAGTATGGTATATCCTTTATCATAAAATGTAACAGCAGCAGTTACAGCAATCATTACTGCTATTGAAATGAGTGTTACTCGGATTAATTGCATAAATCTCCTTAGTAAGTTAAAGAGTGTGCGTGAGCACACTCCAATCCCTATCAGGTGGACTTCTTGTTAGTCTTTGTATCTAGTGGGATGTTGGAAACAAAACCATTGAGAGCAGTTGCTTTCGCAATGATTTCAGCTTCACTTGGGTATGGTGGGAATCCAGGATGTTCAGGAATAGTTCCACCATTAATTTTAGCAGAGTCGACCTTTACGTGCCAGTCGTTGCTAATTTGTTCACGCTTACCATAGTATTCATCGTTAAGCATGTCTTTCGCCATTTTTAGTAGTTCAAGGCGAATCTCGAACGGAGTCATGTTACTCATATTTTACTTCCTTTCTGTGTTGTGTGTAAAATGGGAGTTTTGTAGGGTTCTCCCAACCCTCTGTGTATAATTATTTAGGTATAATTATTTCTTTGCTTCTTCTTTCTTAGCAGGTGCTTTTGGTGTTGGCTTGTCACCCTTTGGTGCTGGAGGACACTTACCATCTTTGTCTTTCTTGACGCAGTTAGTATTCTCAGCTGGTTTAGCATCTGCTTTCTTTGCAGGTTCTGCTGCGAAAGAAACTGTTGCGAACATCATTAGTACTGCAGTTAGTAATGCTTTCATTTGTATTTCCCTTTTCATAAAAGTTTAGTTAACATCTACTATCAGTTCGTCACTATCATTACAGTACAAGATATCAAAGGATATCGGTTGCTGTTGTGTAGCAAAGACTTACTAATTCGTGGTAGGTTATTCTGTTACGAGGAAACCTACCGAAACCCTAAGCAGCGTTTAGGCTGCTAATGCGAACTGTGCGTCGTTTGCGTTTACGTTTTTTACTTTTTACGACTCTCTGTGTCGTGCTGTCCACTCTGTTACTCATTGCCCTGTCGAAACCTAGTCACCCCCAACATAGCACACTAGCCATTCATATTACGCTTCACGTTATATAATGTTTGCTTCCAGAACGGATCGTCCAGTATGCTATGGTGGAGGTGGTGGGAATCGAACCCACGTCCAGAACACCTTTCTCATTGCTTCATACAGCAATTCTTACATTACACCATCTTGCGTTGACTTGATAAGTGTAACTTGTCCATTTGCGCCAATAATAACTTTAAACATATCTCCCTGTTTCCATCCCTCAGGAAGTTCTTTTTGTTCAAAAATAATTATGTTTGGTGCTACTTCAGCTTGTAATAACATTATACCCTACTTTCTCAATAATGTCAAATATTTTTAATTCGTTTATAA